GGTACTTGAGGCACCAAGGGTAAAGAGAACGACCCAGCAGCCGAAAGGGCGCCGGGTCGACGTAGGCGTTCAGGAAGCGGCGGTCCACCTCTGTTAGCCTATCCCCACCGCGGGGAAGTCAAAGGGCAATTAGTACGAGATTTCCTCGTAGCACTCGGCGGTCACCGAGACGCTGACGAAACCCTGGCTGGAACCCTTGTCGTCGACCTTGGTGATCACGCCGGAGTAGGAGGTCGAGCCAGAGCCGCCAGAGTAGGCCGAAGCGGTCTGAACCGTGAAAGAAAAGACGGAGCCAAGCGTGGGGACGGAGGTAGATTTCGCCACCCCGTCGACAGTGATTTCGCTCTTCCTATCGTCATACCTGGCCGTGACAGTCAGACCTTCCTCATTCACGACGGTCGCCGTGTTGTTGAAGCTGGACGAGACGGAGTAGCTTTGGACGAACAGGGACGAGACTTGACCCGCGTCGATACCATAGAGACAGACTACGCCTTTGTTGACTTCGCTCATTTCTATTGCTGGGTTTGGAATTACTCAGGCGGGAGGACGGTCAGGATGTCGAAGGAGAAGGACGTCGCCCAGGAGCGCTCGTCGACCCCTTCGTCCTCGGAGGTCATCGTCACGTCATAGCAGGTCGCGTCCCCCGTGGCGACGAAGGCGGCCTTGATGGCGGTGAGGTCACGCATGTTCCCGGCAAGGGAGGCGCAGCGGGCACGGTGATCGGCGAGGGTCGTGTCGTCCGCGTTGGAGAAAAGGGTGATGCGGACCGAGCAAGCATAGTTTCCCAAGCCTTCGGGCAGGTCGCCAGGAGCACGGGCGGAGTCGCATAGGACGACGGCCTTGGGCAGAGTCTGGGTCGCGGCGCTGTCCCCCGTGAGGAAGGTGACGCTGGTCAGCCCGGTCTGGGTCGATAGGTAGGTGGCGAGGGTGCCTTCTACGATGTGGCGGATGGAGATGGTTCCCATAAAGTGTTAGCGGATTTTACCGCTGTTAAAGTCGATGACGTCGCGGTTTAAGAACTTATCGAGGTCGCGCTCAATGCGGGCAACGGCGTTCCCATATATCAGGTTAAGCACGTTATTCTTGGTGGCTTTGTCGTCATTATTTCCGATGGCGTTTCCGATGCGAATGCTAGCGGCCTTGTTTGTTGCGTAGACGGACAGGATGACGTTGCCAGGATGTTTTTTGACATAGCCAGAAACCCCTTTTCGTCCGAAGTTCTGCTCTACGCCTTTTTTCTTAGGTTTCGGAAGGGCTTGCATGGCGTTCCACCAGCCGGCCTTTAGCTTACCGACCTCCTCCTGGCGTTCCTTGATGTAGGACTTTAGCTCGGCCTTGGAGTTGACCAAGAATTTGCCGAGATAGTCGCCTCGGCCCTTGTCGATTTTAGTCTTACCCTGACGGTTAAGGCGTTTAAATCGGTTATGAATTGGCCTAAGGTCCGTCACCATCTCATTCGCCGATAGTCCATTTGACCTGTTAAAAAAGTTTTGGGCCTTCCGGTAGGAGCGGACTACATCATTGTCCGCTACGATCTGGTTGGGAATGATTGCGTCAAAGTTAATGGAGCGTTCCTGTGCCATCCTTTTGGCCTTAGTGAAATCTCCATAATTACGCATCTTCGCCGCAAAGGCCAGATTGTTGAGCATCATGGCACCAGCCACCTTGGTCTTGTCATTCTTGGCTACGAAGAGGACATTGATGTCGCGCTCGACGGCTCGCTTGCCGACAAGCTCGGCCTGTTTGGTTTCACCTCCGCCGCCGCCCGCCTTGAAGGGTGGTGTGAAAACGATGGCATCTCGGCACATTAGGGCGGCTTCCCGGAGGGCGGCGTATTCAATGGTCCAGCCGACCTCTTGGGCGAAAGAAGTCAAAGCCTTGTTAAAGGTTGTGATGTTGGCGTGAACCAATCCCACGGGTTACTGGTTGTCGTCGATGACGACGAGGGTGATCCATGCCGACCCTGGCTTGTAGGTCTGGGTCGTGATGCGGACGGTCTTCCCGCCGGCTACGATTTTCTTGCCTTGGGCGAGGGAGGCGATGGGCACCCCTCCGCTGAGGGTAGCCGCCGATGCCCCATTAGACCCGTCTGGGAGGCTCCAGGAGGCCGTTACGGCGGGGAGGCGGACAGAGTACTGGGTCCGCTCCATATACCCCCCTGCTTCGAGGACGGTGGAGACGGCGGGGTCGGAGATGAGGCACTTGAAGGTGATGGCCCCCGCGTTGGCAGACCCGGCGACGCCGAAGTCCGCGATCATCTCCTTGGCGTCAGCCAGAAACTCAGAGTAGAGGCTCATCCTATACTTGCCCGGATTGGTAGGGACAAAAAAAGACCCCCATCGCTGGGGGTCTCGTTCGTTGCCTTGCGGCGGCTGATTAGGCCGTGGTGAGGCGGTTGAGGGACGAGGCGCGACCGACAGCGGCACCGAAGAGCAGCGTGGCGGTGACGTTGTAGTAGCCGGACTGCTCCTGGCCCATGAGGACCTGGACGCCGAGACCCGTGTCGGCGTCGACAGCGTTGGCGACTTCGAAGCCCGGGATTTCGCCCATCGGGAGAGCCGAGGCGACCGCGATGGCGTCAGCGCCGCAACCGAAGCCCGCGAGGGACTCGCTGTTGGTCGGGAGGCTGTTCCACTGGTAGACCGAGGCACCGGCGAGGGTACCGATCTGGCCCGAGGTCAGGATGCCGGCACCGAGGACGGAGTTACCGATGATGGTAGCGTCGCCCAGGAGGTTGTTGGCGTAGGTCGGGTTCAGGATGAACGCGCGGGGTTCAGCGGCCTTGGCGGCGTCGAGGACGCCCTTGGAGGCGACGACTTCGGCGTAGGAGAGGCTGGAGCCGGTGTTCGTGCCGGAGCTGTAATTCGCGGCGGTGATGAGGGCGCCGATTTCCGAGAGGCACTTCTCGGCGAGGGCGTTGGCGGCGGTCGGGACGAAGGCGTTCGAGAGGAACGAGGCGCCGTACATCTTCACGTCGAGGGGGCTGAAGCGGGACGAAACCTTGAAGTGCTTCAGGGTGACGTTCGCGGCGGTGATGGTCGCGTCGTCCTGGGTGAGATATCCGCCGGAGCCGAACTCGGTGGCGGTGGACGTGCCGATCAGGGGAACCTGGACGGTCTTGCCCGCAGCCGACTCAGCGGCCGAGAAGACCGAGGAGAAAGCGCGGAGCGCGGGGAGCTTGCCCTTCAGGGAAGCGATGACGCTCTCGGCGAGGATGCTCGGAGCGGCGACGATGGAGTTAGCCATAGTAGTTTATTATTGGGTGAGGGTTAGGGGGAAATTAGAGAGCAGCCTTGATGATGGCGTGCTTGTGAGCGGCGAAGTAGTCGTTGCGCTCCTTGGAGCCGACAGGCAGGGCCATGAAGGCGGCGAGATGGTCGACGGCCTCGGCGGAGGGCTTGGCGTCCGCGGGGGTGATTTCGACGGGGGCGACGCCGACGGAGGCCACGATCTTCGCGGCTTCCTTGGAGGCGGAAACCTTGGCGGCTTCGTGTTCGGCGACCTGAGCCTTGAAGGCTTCGACTTCCTTGACGGCTACCTCGAGGGCGGCGGTCAGTTCGGCGACCTTGGAGTCCTTGGCGGAGGCCTCGACCTTGAGGGCTTCCAGTTCGGAGGCGGCGCCGACGGTGAGCTTCTCCACGGTGGCGCGGAGGTCATCGCGTTCGGCGGTGATGCCGGAGATGGCGGCGTTGGCGGCGAGCAGCTGTTCTTCGATGGTCATCTTATGTTTGCTTTGATTGGAATTATTTGCGGACTGTTCGCGGTCGATTTGCTCGACCTTACGCTCCGCCCATTCGGCGGTCCGCATGATGTCGCCGGACGTAGGGCCACCCCATAATGCCCACGCCACGGCGCCAGCTCCAGGGAAGTCCTCGCCGTCTGGCTTGTTGTTCGGGGCGTCCATGTCGGCACGATGCCGGCGGAACCAAGGCCCCATGCGGCGGAGCTTGTCTTCAGAGACTGAGCCGTCCGCCATCTCGCGGGCTTCGCGGAGAGTCTTATCCGTCACGCCGTCCCCTGACTTGCCTTCGGCGTGCCATTCAAGGCCGCGGCGGGCGGCGGTCTGGACGTAGTCGGGGACGCTGATCGCCATCAGAAGGACCGCAGGGCGTCGTTGAAGGAGTCCGCAAGGCCCGTGACGAGTCCCTGGGCGGCGGCCTGCTTTCCGGAGAAGGTCTGGCCTTCCATGGCCTCGGCCTTGACCATCTTCCGCTTCATGTTCACGGCTTCCTTGAACTCGGCGTGGATGGTGTCCACGGAGGCTTGGAGGTTGCCGAGTTGGTTCTCGTCCAGGCTGGTGCCTTCGATGCCGGCTCCCTTGAACTTGCCGGACTTGATGACGACCATCTTGATACCCGCCATCTCGGCGGCCTTGGAGTAGTCGGGGATAGCCATGTAGACGCCGATGGAGCCGACAGTCGAGGAAGGGCTGGCGACGACGCGGTCCGCAGCCGAACCGATCCAATAGGCGGCGGAGGCCATCTCGGAGTCCGTGTAAGCGAGGGTAGGCTTGCCGAAGGAACGGACCTTGTTGGCGAGTTCCTCAACGCCCGTGACGGTGCCGCCAGGGGAGGAGATTTGCAGGGCGACCTTCTGTACCTCGGGGTTTGCGGCGAACGCGTCGAGGGCTTCGGAGATGTCGTTAACGTCCACGGCTCCCATCATCTTCTCGAGAGGGGATGCACCCTTGGAAATGATACCGACCACTGGCACGATCCCGATGCCGTCGACGACGTAAGGCTTGGGGGCTACGCCGAAGAGCTGGGCGAGCATGTCCGTGAAGCCGAACTTCTCGGCGAGGACGGCATGGTCTTTCGCCTTGGTCGGGTCGATAAGGAGA